TATCCCAAGAAGAAATATCTTTATTACTGGATTCAGAGAAATTGGGTACGAAGTTACACGCAGAGATACAGAAATCAAAGAGCGTCGACCTAATCACTCTACTTCCAGCTTTTTCGATACCGCTGATCGGCACAAGTGCCTCTAATAAATTAGCAAAACACATCTCAGCACTATCTGAGATAACCTTCGAGACGTGCACAGAGGCAGGTCTGGGTCAGAAAGCGGCGTCGAATCTTGTGGATTGGTTAGTAAACACTTTTCATGCAAACCAATATTATGACTTACCCTTTTCTTTTACTTGCAAAAAGCAAGCAGAGGTCAGTCAAACTGACACCAAGGGAACAGTTTGTATATCAGGAAAGCTAAAAAGCTATCCTACAAAAGCAGCCGCACAACAAGTATTAGAAAAATACGGCTTTGTTGTAAAGGATAATTTGACAAACGATGTTACTATTCTATTAAATGAGAGTGGCATCGAAAGTGCGAAAACTAAAAAAGCAGAAACAATGGGAATAACAATATATAATAACATAAAAAATTTAATTAAGGAACTTTAATCATGGCATTACCAAAATGGACAGATGAAAGAACTCAACAATTAGTTGATTTCGTAGGCAGCGAGAGCCCAATCTCTCAAGCCACAGTTGCATCAGCAGCTGACCAGCTAGAAACATCTACAAGATCAGTATCTAGCAAATTAAGAAAAATGGGTTTTGACGTTGAATTAGCATCAGCATCTGCTTCAAAATCTTTCTCAGAAGATCAAGAAGCAACTCTTGCAACTTTCGTTCAAGACAACAGTGGAAACTACACCTATGCAGAAATTGCATCTCATTTTGAGGGTGGAACTTTCTCAGCTAAATCAATTCAAGGTAAAATCCTTTCTATGGAACTTACAGAGCATGTTAAACCAGCTCCTAAAGTAGAAACAGTTAGAACTTACACTCCTGAAGAAGAGTCAACTTTTGTTGATATGGTCAACGGTGGATCTTTCGTAGAAGAAATCGCTGATGCTCTTGGCAAATCAGTTAACTCAATCAGAGGTAAAGCTCTTTCATTACTTAGAAGTGGTGAAATTAACTCTATCCCAAAACAAAAAGAAACCAAAGGTTCAAGCAAAGCAGACGTACTTGCTGGCTTAGATATCACTGGAATGACTGTAGAAGCCATTGCTGACGAAATCGGCAAAACAGTTAGAGGTGTTAAAACTATGCTAACAAGAAGAGGTCTACAATGTGCAGACTACAACGGCGCAGCTAAAAAAGAAATCGGTTAATCGTTAATATTTGATTTCGGTGGTGGGGGATTATTTTCCCCCACTTTTTTGCTTTAAAACTTATGGGAGAGTTCATTGAATATTGCGTCTGCGCTAATAAAACAAATTATTGTTCAAAAAGATTTAGATACATGGTCTAAGTTAAAAGAACATTACCTACCTGGCGAGTACCAGCCGATATTTCGCATCCTAGATAAACATATTGATAATTATCAGGATCTCCCCAAATTCGAAGATCTCCGTTATGAAGTGCGAGATCGAACCCTTCAAGAAAAAATATTTGCAATCGAATCAGTTGAAGTCGAGGTTGACGCTTGGCTTTTACTTGACTATTTAAAAAATGAATATGCACAAGTAGAAATTCTAGATGAACTTGATAAATATATTGACAACACAGTCGCAATGGCTAGTGCAGAAGAAAACATAGAACAACTCCAAGAAATAGTGTTGAGGGTAAGTGACAAGGTAGATGTCAAACCACCAGAAGAAAGTATGCAGAGCATATCTTTGTTCGAGGATGACAAAGAACTATCGAGGTATTTACCCTTGGGACTCAATAGTGAGTATGATTCACAAATTCAGTTCTCTCCCAAAGATTTGGTGCTTGTGGGAGGTAGACGTGGTGCTGGTAAATCTCTAACTTGTTGTAATCTTGCAGCAAATGTATATGCATCAGGACGTAGTGCCTTATACTTTACAATAGAGATGGACAGTAGACAAATTCTACAAAGAATATGTTCTATTGCTACAAGAATCCCACTAAAACGACTAAGAAGTAAAACACTTTCTTCAGAAGAATGGAATCTAGTCGGTGGATGGTGGGCAGGTCGTTTTGATGGTGGACATGAATTATTACCAGAGTTTGAGAAAACTCACAACTTTGAAGATTTTCATAAGAAACTTACAAAACTTCCTTTACATAAAGAAAGACAACTTGATGTAATCTATGATCCTGCTCTTACACTTTCTAAAATTCAGTCTGAATTAGACAAGAAAATTAATCAATTAGATGTAGGAGTAGTAATAGTAGACTATCTAAACCAAGTTCGTCGCCACAATGCACCAACTCGTGCAGGTCAATATGACTGGACAGAACAGATAGAAGTAAGTAAGAAAATGAAACTTTACGCTCAAGAATATGAAACTCTCTTCTTTGCACCTTATCAAACAGATGCAAGTGGAGAAGCTAGATTTGCAAAAGGTATTCTTGATGCTGCAGACGCAGCGTTTGCTCTTGAAACTTGGGAACAACAAGATAATTGTATGACCTTTAATTGTACAAAAATGAGAAGTAATAGAATGGAGAGTTTCACAAGTGTTGTTGATTGGGAAACACTAAAGATTGGACCACAGACAGCACTTAACCCTAAAGAAAGAGAAGCTATAGAAAATAGTATGGCTACAGGAGAAAACGTAGATGATTTATAATAAAGTTAGATCAGCAGCTTACAATGAAGGTCGTAAGTGGTGGAAATTATACAGGCAACAAAGATGATATTATACACAGAAGCACAATTACAACAAGCATATAATGAATATGCAAGAAATTTACAAAATGGAGTAGTAAAGATTCCACTACCCACAATAGAAGAATTTAGAACAATATTTGAACAAGAACACGAAAATAATTTATTTGATGATATGGAGAATCATTATGACTAAAACAGAAGCATTTGCACTAAAAGAATCAGTAATACAAGTAGGTGCAGCATTAGTAATTAACTTTCCTTTGCAAACATTTTTACTATGGTTATTCATAGAACAATGGCATTGGCAAAGTGCATTTCTTATTTCTATAGTAACTACATTTATTTTTACAGTAGTTGCACTAATCAGAACTTATATGATTAGAATGGAAATAGAAAAAAGACGCAGACGCGGGATATGGAGAAAACAACAACGTGGCGGCAGATAGAATTAGTAAGGAACTTGCAGAGAGCATGCCTCTGCCCCCTTTTACCATTGAATTTCAAAAGGTAAAGTTTTTATTAAATCAAAAAGCAGTTGTAAAAAATATAAAAAAAGTTCCATTAAATCGCGAACTTATGGAAAGTATCGAACGAGATGGAATACTCTCCCCTATTCTTACAATGCCTAGTTACTACCCGATCGCAGGTAGTCAAAGACTAAGAGCATTACTAGAATTAGTACAAACACATCCTGAAGGATATACTTTTAAAGACATTAAAATTGAAGTACATAAGTTTGAAAAAGATTGGTGGAACTTATTTTTTCTGTGGAGCAACAGAAAAGAGGCAGAGAGAGTATGTGCAATTTGGTTTCAAATGGCAGAATTAGTATGGAAAAGTAAATACTATACAGAAACTACGGATTATGCAGGAATAGAAATGACACATTTTGAAAGAATAGGGGATATGTTAAAATGGCAACATAATTCTCCTAGAACAGTAAGAATAGCAAAAGATGACAGTTGAGGAACTATTACAAGAACGAAAAATATTTTATAAGTTGTCTCCAGCAGACTGTATAGTATCATGTCTAAATCCTGAGCATGATGACAATAATCCTAGTATGAGGATTGATAGAATAACAGGAGTTTACAACTGTTTTTCTTGTGGCTTTCGTGGAAATATATTTAATTATTATAATGCCCCTTCGAATCCTTTAGATATTCGTAGAGAGAAAGTTAGAAGAAAGATAGAAGAAAAAAGAGCATCTTCTGTTGGATTGAAGATGCCAAAGAATTTTATGCCGTATGTAGGTAATTGGAGAGAAATAAAACCAGAGAGCTATAAAAAGTTTAATGCATTTCTTCATCCAGATAAACCTTTTACAGGCAGAATTTCTTTTCCGATCAAGGACTTGACAGGTCGAATAGTAGCATTTAACTGCAGAACTCAGTCCCCAACTGAAGTTCCAAAGTACATAATCCATCCCCCTAAAGCAGTGCTACCCCTATTCCCTGCTCAAGTCCGCCCCATTAAGGGAAGAGTTATTTTAGTAGAAGGTATATTTGATGTGCTAAATCTACATGATAAAGGACTAGAAAATAGTATTTGTTGTTTTGGAACACGAAATATTGATGTAGAAAAACTAAAATTACTAAAAATGCAAGGAGTATCTGGTATTGATTTACTCTTTGACCCAGATGAAGCAGGACAAGAAGCTGCTTTAAAAGTACAAGAAATGTGTGATATAGCAGAAATATTACATAAGAATATAAAAATACCAATTAGCTTAGGGGATGCAGGATCACTTACAAAACAAAAAGTAAAAGAATTAAAGGAGAATTTATATGGCTAAAGTAGCCCTCATAGAAAACAAACCAAGTAGACAGGACTTTGTACAATTATTTAACAATGCATTTCAATTTGATAGATATGCACTATGTTCTGATCCTAAAATTAAAAAAGTATTAAAACGAGATTGTGATATAAATATAAATATAGATGATTACGACTGGGTTATACTTGTAGGGTCTGAAGCACTAAAATTTTATACAAAACAAAACTCAGTTACAGAATACAGCGGTAGAGTTGTAGATGAAAAGTTTCTACCAGTTATCAACCCAGCTATGTTAGCTTTTAAACCAGAGGCAAAGAAAACTTGGGAAGAATCTTCTACAAATATTGCAAAATATATTAAGGGAGAACTCAAACAAGAAAAACTTG